ACAATCCTGCTATTTCGGTTTCCCAGTCATCCCCTCACCTCGTCACTATCCCCGTCTATGCCTCTGTCTCTGCCGGCCCCGGTTGTTTCGCGGACGGCAACATCGAATCATACATAGAAATACCCGAAGAGATGGCAAGACACGGCGAATTCTTTGCCCTGCGCGTGCGAGGTGACTCTATGGAGCCCGATATCAAGGATGGTGATATCGTAATAGCCAAGAAATCAAATGTGGCGTCTGAGGGCAATATCGTCATTGCTATAGTGAACGGTGACGAGGGATTCTGCAAAAGGCTGTCCATGTATGCGGAGGGCCTTTGCCTGGTGTCGAACAATCCGTATTATGCCCCCAAAGTTTTTACAAAAGCCGAGGTGCGTGACCTGCCAGTGAAGATCGTGGGAGTTGTGCAGAGGCTGGTGAGGGATTATTTTGCATAAAAAAGAACCGCACCCGAAGGTGCGGTCAGAAAGAAGGTTTAATGAGAACAAACCTAATGAAAGATTACAATTATTATATCATAGCCTTCTTTTGATTTTCAACAAACGGAGGTGGTTTTTTGAATGTTGTTATCTATACCCGGGTATCTACTGCCGAGCAGGCCAACGATGGATATTCGATTCACGAGCAGAAAGAACGTCTTGAAATGTACGCAAGGGCGCAGGGCTGGAATGTGATATATGTTTATTCAGATCCTGCCTATTCGGGCGGCTCTCTCAACCGTCCTTCCATGCAAAAGCTGATATCGGACGCTTCGACCGGAGCGTTCAGCAAGGTGATAGTGTATAAACTGGACAGGCTCTCACGCTCCCAGAAGGACACGCTCTACCTGATAGAAGACGTGTTCCTGGCTAACAACATAGACCTTGTTTCAATGACCGAGAACTTTGACACCGGCTCGCCGTTCGGGCGGGCTATGATCGGGATCCTGTCTGTCTTTGCGCAGCTGGAGCGCGAACAGATCAAGGAACGCATGAACCTCGGGAAAGACGCACGGGCTAAAGGCGGATATTTCCACGGCGGCGGGCGCATCCCGATCGGTTATGATTATATAGACGGCGAACTGATCGTGAACGATTACGAGGCATATCAGATACGCCTGATCTATGACCTGGCCGAATCCGGAATGCCGATCTATTCTGTTTATAAGCATATGAGGGACGAAGGGTACCAGACGAAGCACGGCCTCTGGGCCGAAAGCAATGTACGCGATGTGCTAAAGAACAACCTATACACCGGCATGATCTCATGGAAGGGCAACATATACAAAGGGCGTCACAAACCCATAATATCAGCCGAGCGATATGAGGCCATGCAGGAAAGACTTAACCTTCGAAAAACGCAGTTCCCGAAACACCCGTTCGCAAGGACGTCCCTGTTAGGCGGCCTAATATTCTGCGGCAACTGTGGCGCAAGGTATTTCGTCAAACAGAACACCGCAAAGCATCCCGGTGTTACTGCCCAAAAATATTATACGTGTTATTCACGCGGTAAAACGTGTAAACGTCTGATAAGGGACCCGAACTGCAAAAACAAATCATTCAACACCGCTGTGCTTGACGGCATCATCATCAATGAGGTCATGAAACTTGCAGCGGACCCGGGCGCCCTGAACAGCTTCGTCGAGGATCCTTACCAGGATAACACAGCTGCCATTAACAAACGCATGGAAGAGATCGAAACGCAGATAAGGAAGTTGATAGACCTGTACCAGGTGGACGGTATAGATTTTGAAGTGCTGAATATGAAGGTCAGCGACTTGAACAGGGAGCGGAAGACCCTGGAGGACGGAAAGGACCAGAGACCGGCCCCCAGGGTGTCTATACCCGCTGCCAAAGAAATATTATCAACAGTTCCGGATATCCTGAGCAGGTCTGACAAAGAAGAGCTCAAGGCTGCTGTGCACGCCCTGATAGACGGCATCATTATCCGGCCTGATGATGGCGTTGAAATACACTGGGCTTTCGCCTAGTGTATCTTGTGCAGGCTAATTATGACCTCCACATGCATGGAGTGTAGAAGTAGCCTGTTTTGCCCCCTTGTTGTTAATAATATTATATTGGCGATAATAAAAAAAGACCGGGATCTCTCCCGGCCTCTGTTTGAAAATTATTAAAATCCTATCGCTGCCTTGTATGTCTTCGGACCTGCTACTGCATCCATGACAAGCCCCTTGTCAGCCTGCAGCGCAAGCGTGCCGGTCCGGCATCCTTTACCAAAGGAAAAGTCTGATGGATATGATATATATCCGAGTCCGCGGAGAAGGTCCTGCCAGAAGTATGCGGCATAGCCCTGATAGCCCGTCTGGATCTGAGGAGCGGTGAAGGTTATGCTCGAGCCGCTTGTTACGGATTCGAGCGGGATCATCCAGCTCCATGTCGTGGGCCCGACGATGCAGTCCTGCTTTATGCCGCAACGCCTCTGAAAAGCGATCGTCGCTTTACAGGTCTTGTCGCCGAAATCTCCGTCAATCGGACCGTCATACAAGCCTCTGGCTCTAAGCATCACCTGCCAGAAGGCCACGGCCGCGCCCTTGCTGTTAAGCTGGATCTGAGGACATGTGAATGTATAGTCCGTACTCGGCGCGTTTTTCCAAAGGATGTTGGTCAGGTAGATATACTTGATATTGCCGTTCAGTGCATCGGCAGATCCCCCGTAAACCACATGATATCCGTCCCGTCCCGGATCGGCAGGATCCTGGATCTTTATGTGATTGTTTTCAAAACCGCAAGCAGTTACGTAGTGTCCGGAGCGGCACCAGTACGATGTCCGACAGGCACCTCCGGAAGAATCCGGTCCGCCCATGAGCAGGATCGCGCTCTTGCCGGATGCCAGGTGTTCGATCATCGTATCGAAGTATCTTGATACCATTATGCCATTCATCGACTCTCCCGAGTACCAGCAGTTGAAGCCTCTGGCCTTAATGCCGGCGATAATGCCATAATGGTCCGTTCCGTACTGCGATGAAGCGTATCCGTTCTGTGCAAGCCAGTCAGCCATCGTCACGGGGCTCTGATCACCTACGGCCATAGCCATAGACGTAGGCCCACAGCCGTGGGTCCCAATAACTCCGTTATAACAAAAAGGATGATTGTACCACCTCTGATCGTTTTGCCTGAGAAGCGTGATTGCCATTTACTCCTCCTTGCCGATATCGCCCGGATTCTCTTTCAGAATGTGCATCACACGGTCGCCCTGAAGGGCTGCAGCCGTGAAGCTGTTATTCTTCCACCATGCCACCAGTGCGGTAACAACCGTAAAGATCGTTGAGATCAGACCGGATATCATTTCATCGTCGATCGGGATGACCGAGTGGCCTGTGGCCGTAAGAAGCTGATTAACCAATGCCAATATCAGGATAATCGTTCTTGCTATGGTTCCCGCTGTAATCTTAAGTTCTTTCATCTGCTCTCTCCTTTCTTCTTCACTCTTCCTTTGATCAGATAACTCTGAAGTTCATCACGCGCGTCCTTCATCCCCTCGACATCATTCCCGTCAATGCCGTGGGACAGGAGCGCAAGCATGGCCGTCATCATGACCGCTGTGCCATCCTCGATGTCTTCAAACCTGTCCAGATCCTTGGCCAACTTCTTTTCGCATTCAGCGATACGGAACTCACAATCCGTGATCCGCTTGTTTTGCACCTCGTTCGGTTCTTTAGCCTTGTGTGCTGCCTGCACGATCAGCCCGATCACGGCCGCGCCTCCGGTGATCAGCGAACAAACAGCTATGGCCTGTGTCACAATATCATTCATTGTTTGCTGGCACCCCCAATATTGACATCAGCTCAATATACTGTTCTGCCGTGATCCTCCCCATCAGATAGATCGCATCTATACGTGTCGTAATGCTGTCAACTCTACCGTTCCAGCTGCCCACCAGTTGCTTGCAGAATTCATATGTCGTCATCATCATATGCTCCTCCTTAAAAGATTTTATTAAAAAACGGCAACAAGGATATTCCCTGTTACCGTTCTATTCCTAAGTTGCATTTCGGATTATTCTGCCTCCGGCTCTTCTTCCGGTTCCGGCTCGTGAGTATAAGAATCATACCTGATAGGAGATCCGTCTTCCGTGATCATGATGCACGAATGCTTCGGCAGATTCGAGATAGCCGCAGCCGCCATCACAAGATGGAATTTATTATCCGCAGCATTTTTCGACTCGAAAGCGTTTACCAATGTGCTAACAGCTCCGTTTGCGTTTTTCTGAATTTCGATTACTATGTATGTCATTTTATTTCCTCCTGTTTCCTGTTATTTCCATCTACCTACTGCGTGGAATGAGAATTGGGGTGCTCCCAAAGTACTGCCGTTACCGGGAAGAGCTAGACTGCCTCGCCACAATTTAAACCAAGGCGAATGTGTTTTTGGAGTAAAACCATTGTTATCTCCATTATTAAACGGCGATTCTATAAGAATATAATCACCTGCAACACCAACGGTATCACATCTAATCAAACGACAGTGAACATCGGGATCGGTTACAAAAGTGGCTTCTTGCGGCCAGGTACCCCATACGGTCAAATACGGCGTAACATATCCATTCCATGTTAATGTATTACCAAAAGATACATTGCTTGCGTATTTTGATTGTCCCCATATCTCAAGCTTACCGGATGCCCATTTCTGCCAATGGCATGATCCAGATCCGATTCTTGAATCGCTTGGTGTTTGCGATGATCCTGTTTCGACAACCCAGTCTTTTAAAAACGAATCCGTTACAGTATTACCATCGAACGCATTTACGTTAGTCAGAGAAAGAAAAATATTTGGACTATAGATCCATAAGCTGTTACTGCTAGGATTTATAGTAATTCCTTTTTGCCCTTGTATAACCAAATAATTCCCGGAAGCATAAAACCTAACGTTATCATTGCACATTTTTATCTGAGCGCTATTAGATCCCTTCCCGAGTTCAATCTTGCTTTTCCCAAACGAAGCGACATTAACAACATCTGTAACCGTCTCGCCGTTTTCTTCCGTTTCTTCAACGACATTTAACTCCATCCCATCCGCGCTAAAGGAAGCCATCACATCAGTACCGTCTCTAATGTCAATGCTATCCGAATCAATCAATACATTCGCCGCGCTTGACGAACTTGCAATATGTGCTCCGTCTGAATCATGCCAGAAATGATTTCTCAAAGAGATATTAGCAATATTCCAGACTTCGCCATCAAATGTGAACTGGACTACTTCTCCTGTTTGCCATGAAATACTAGCAGAGCCATTAGATACATAATCAGATGGATATGCTTCAGTGCCTCCAAGTTCAGTAGTAGATGTACTGCTTGGTGCAATTGTAACTAAACCGGAGTGACTACTGGCCATTTTGACATTTAATACTGTACCGGCACATATAACGGCTCCAGGTACTGTTACCAACTTCTGACTAGTAGTCGAATCATCTGCACAACTTCCATAATAGCTACAAGGATAACCTATCGGAACCCAGCCTGTGCCGTCATACCTGAATGTAATGGTGGTTCCGGCAACCCAGAAGAATTTATTCACAGCGCTTGTTATGCTTCCATTAAAATATATCGGTATGGCTCCGGTAGAATTAACATTCAATGTCGGTGCCGCATATTTATTATAGTTTGTAAATGTAACGGTTATTTCCGCACCGATAAATAAATTAAAGTCATCGCATATGACGGTTTTAGCTGCCGAGTTTCCGGTAGTACAACTTCCGTATTTCGCAGCGCCTCTGTCCGAAGCTATTAAACCAGAATTGGCAGTCCATTCCGTTACAGACTCCCCGATCTCAAGTTTTACTTTCTTGAAATGGGCGTCTGTAGCAACATGCTTCTGAAAACAAATAGCAAATAAATCATTGTCTGGATCGATCGTTCCTTCGGAGGGTGATGTAAAATAACTGTCTTGCACAACAAATGTTTTTGATACAAATTGCCAGTCAGTCGTGGTTTCCAATGTTGCCGAATATATTGTATTATCATGATACTTAACCGTGACCACTTTACCGGTATCAGCCCATTTTAATAAGTAAGCAGATATTTTTAAAAACGATGCCGAGCTTGGATCGCCTGCTGTCCAATCATCTATCTTTGCCCAATAAGATAATGTTACGGTTTTTCCTCTTACGTCTGAGTATTTAATTGGTGGAGAGTAAACAGATACCCAACCGGTTGCTGATTCGAAATCGCAAACCTCTAAGGCACTGTCATTGGGATCCGTCGAATACGTTATCCTGGCTGAGCCGTCTCTTTTCATCCAACCTTTGAAAGTCCCGGAGTTAGGAATAAGGTTCGGATTCGGCTGCACTGTTTCTGCCGTCTGCCAGGCTGTTCCATCCCACCAATATGTCTTGTTATAATCATCAGTATCGATCCACAGATCACCTTCTGTCATTACAGCACCGGTCTCAAGACTAGGGTCTGTTGCCTGACGATATGTTTTTGTTTTTGAATCGGCTATCTGCATTGCTTCACCGGCCAGTAACTGAGCCGCTGTATCAACCGGCTGAAATGCGCCATTTATAAACGCATATAACCTGTTCGATGTAGCAAAATATCCAGCAGTGGCACTCGACATGACTCCAAGCGGAATATAATAAAATCCGTCTTCTATAACAGGTACGACAGTCGTAAGGAAATTACTCGCAGCAACAGTAAAGGTATTTCCGCTGACGGAGCCTTTCAAATATAACATCTTATTTGAGGCACCACCCTCGATAGTCCCTGTAGTAGAGAATGGAGTGGATGGATATGCTTCATAAGTGTTGGCTGCTGTCTTTGTTGCTGCAATTGCCGCAGATGCCCAAAGGATTGGATAAGACAAGTCAAAGCTTAATCCTGCCTGTATATTGTTATAACCGGAATCATTTCCGGCTATCAGTTTGTTTTTCACAATAGCTGTTGCAGCAAGAATCGCGTTGTTATGAAGCCTTCGATCATAGTTATTTGAATTCGGAATCGATGCTGCTCTCCAGTTAGTTCCGTCATAAGTCATGTTAATGATTGAGTTTGCGCCAAAATGAGTGGTCACACGGGACGTATTTGTATAAACCGGAATCGCCGTAGTCTCTGTTCCATCAGATAGTGTTAACGTCAAGCTTGCATTGCCGCTTCCGGCATAAGGAAGTTTGTAAGCTATCGTTTTACCGACTTTCAACTCAGAATCCTGAGTTACACCAGTCCATGACCCAGTCGCAGCTGTCTGCGTACCAACAATATATTCGACTGATTGATCCAAAGCGGTATCAGCAGCATTTTGAGCCGCTGTGATATCACTGTCGATATCTTCGGGCGCAGGAGTCCAATCGGTAAGCTGATTTCCTTTCTCGACTTTTATTCGTCCGTCGTTTCCATATGAGCGGTATGAGACCCTCAAAAACCGGGCGGTGTCAGGAACGGTAATACTTGTCATAGACATGTAGATTGAATTGGCAGTGCCAGTCTTGCTCGGCCTAGTTCCGATATGAGTTGCTAAATCCTTATCTGTATAAAACGCATATCCCAACCACGGCGTTCCCGCAGCTGGAACCCATACCTGAATATTAACAGAGTCAACGCTATCAACAGGAATCCAACCGCTCGTCTTTTCTTTTTGTGTAGAAGAGGCTCCGGCTATAGTCGCTCCGCTTGCAGCTATATATCCTGATACTTCATCCTTTATTGTATATATGTTTCTTCCACCAATTTTAAGATTAGATATCTTATCATATGCGGTGTTAGCTGTTGTTTGTGCCGCACTGGCCGTGTTATACGCTGACTTCGCAGCCTCGTATTCGGAAGACAGGCTAACCTCAGAGTAGCTGTATGTTCCATTTGAATATTGGGTCTTATCAACAAAATACAGACTGTTTGTACTGCCGGCAGTGTATGCCGGCTCCGAATCCTGCCAATCGTCGTCATCTGCCGGATCTTCGCTTATCGGCTTCGCCGGCGGCTGAAGTGTTGAAGACTGCAACAGGTAATATCTTGTGTACGATTCGATTTCTACAACATGCACCAAAGTTATGGAATCACGTGCGAGAATCATATGCTTTTACCTCACTGTTTGTTAAACTTATACTCATGTTTAACCCTCTTGACTTTATGCCGATTCTAATTGCGCCACATATACAGCTTTGTTGGTCACATCTCCAGCGCTTATACTGAGAGTGGCCCCTGTGTGTACAGCCGTCTGCCCACCATCTTTATACCACTTTATCGTTCCTAATGTTGATACGTCTGAAACTTCCTGTCCCGCCATATATACATGTGCGGTCAGAGTTGTAGCGATACTCGTGTTTTTAAATATAGTTCCGGCAGAACTTGTGATAGACATTGTAATTGCGGCATCACCCTGTTCACCCTTGATGTTTCCTGCATAAACCCATTTGGCTGCAGATGCTGCACCTGCAACGGTACAGCGATATGTATTTGATGTTTCGGTATTCAGGTACATATCGCCGATCTTTGCGTTTGACACTCCGGACCCTGAATATATTGCAGCAGTTGTTGACTCATCTGTTATGCCGGTTCCTGTATACCACACTGCCCCGTCACCTGTGGCGCCCTTAAGGCTTCCTGTATATGCCCATTTTGCAACAGCTGGAGCACCTGCTACTGTACAACGATACGTGTATGAAGTACTGGTGTTCAGGTACATATCGCCGACTTTTGCTGCTGTAATTCCCGACGAACTAAATGCTTTTGCTGTCGTCGATGTGCCGGTAATAGCAGTTCCGGAATACCAGATGGCTCCATCACCCGTATCGCCTTTTTCACCTTTAAACGCAATGGCAAAAGAAAATTCTTTCTGAATGGTTACATCGTCTACGGTAACATTAATCGTTACTTTTCCCGCTGAACTGAGCGCTGCTGCAAACGTTAAGGTTATAGGCAGAACCTGGTTCGTTAATGTCCCAACTGATGCCGATACATTCGTCGGGCAGGTTATGTCACTGCTTAAAACGGACGGCGACCTCTTTTCCGTGCCTCTGAATGCAAATATATTGATAGTCACGCTCTGCGTCGTACCTAAAGTATCTATCCCGCCATTAAATGCGATCGAATCCGCTGAAAGCATGACAGAGTACGCATCAGTCAAATCTATAATAGTTATTTGGTCTGCTGATTTTATAGCCACTTTTGTTCTCCTTTAGTCAATAATCAATCTGCAAATAAACGTCACTTTTGTATCTACGTCGTTCGGTGTCAGAACAAACGCAAACCCATCATCATAAAGCCTGCTGTCCGAAGCCGATATAACATGAAACTCATCCTCATTAACCCGCTGCCAATACCATTCCAGGTGAGCAGTATTTCCAAAAGCCTCTATCAATGCTGCCTGTGTTGTGATCGTCTGCGCTCCATAAAAAATTGTTACTCGCAAATCGGTCGATACTGCATTGTTTTTAAACATATTTCCTCGAGAGGAATCTATTCTTAGGAGAACCGCATCCTCGCCGTCATCTCCCTTAGCACCCTGCGAGCCTCTTAAACTCTGTCTTGTGGTACATCTGACAGTCGTGTCCGATACGCTGCTTACAGTATATCTATAATAGCTGTAAAGAATGATATCTCCTGTTTTTACAGGCACGTCATAATCACCGGTAAGATTCTCTATTGTGAAAGTATAGTTCGGAGTCTTAGGTGCCGTAGTTGTAGTCCAGATCTGCGACGCATCAGTCAGATCCGATACCGTAACCTCGGCAGAGCCACGCAGTATGTCGTCAATGTCATATGCATCGAATCGGAATGTCGCTTTTTCACTTATGTTTGCAGCGTTTATAGTATATGTCTTGCCCGTTCCGACCTCGGTCTCGCCGGACATCCAGACAATCGTCATGTCGTCTGATATGTCCTGACCTCTAAGCAGGCAGTTGGCATACAGTGTTGTCGTTCCAGTGCTGTTCTTAAAAACAGTTCCGTTCGATGACGTGATATTGAATGCATACTGGCTGTTCTCATCGGCCGCTGCCTGTGCTCTCGCGGCGTCTTCCCTCGCCTGATCGGCCGCTGCCTGTGCGTCACTTACAGCCTTTGACAGCTCCTGCATCCTCGACGTTATGGCAGCTGACACCTGAGATTCCAACTCGATCACAGTATTAAATGTAGTCTTGTTCTTCGAGGGATCCGTAAAGCTCACCTGTTGCTCGGTCACTCTTGCTTCGAGATATAAAGGCGGATTGAATCCCTCGTCAGCTATGATGACCGTATCCCCTATATCCACGTCCATGTATCCGTCAATCTCATACTCGACAGAAGGGACACACAGCTTTTTTAGCTTAGCAAGCGAGTTGCCATAGAGATCATTGACTGTCTTATATTCTGTATTCCAGTTATACGCTATGTAGCGGTCTGAATTTTCCAGAACATTCGAAGGAAAAAGATCTCTTGCTTTAGGCGCTAAGATCTCCTTTGCTCCGGCTATATGATGAAATTCCAGAATCCCATTATCGTCATATATCTTAATCTCCCCTAACGATTCAAGAGTTAACCGAGTACCGTTAGTTTCGCTGCCATAAGGCCTGATCGCAGTGTACAGCTCCTTAACATCTACCGTGCGTCTTACTCCGGAGATGTTTCGTCCATATCTGAATGCGTACCCGTCTCTGCGCCTGCCTATTCCCTGGTTGCCGTCATCATGGGCCACATATACATTCAAAGTTATGGTGTTTAGCGAATAATCATCGTTAAGCACAGGCACGAATTCCACTTCAGCGCCAAATTTATCGGCGAGACTGTATATCCTGGAAAGTATAGTGTCTGAGTCGCTTTCCCACTCACAGGTGATACGTTTATCAGACACCTCACACCTTCCGATTGTCAGTGACCTGTGTTCGAAATTCATAGCTGCTATATATTCAGCAAAAGACATAGGCGCCGAAGCCTTAAATGCAAGCGCTGATTCATTGTTCAACTCAAAGGAAAGACTGAATGCTTCGATGCTTTTTTCATCCTCTGTCTCTGCGACTGTCATGATCGTCAGATAATAATCCTTAACGCCATCACGAAATGACAGCTTGTTCCCTGCTGAAAGAAGCTCCGCATCTTTATGATGGGAATCCACATCAAACTCAAATATGTGTGCGTTTCCATCGAGATATTTGTGAAGATTATCATCATAAAAATGCAGCGCTTCCGGGGCATCATTATCCAGATACCCAAGCGGTATGTTATCTTTGGATAAAATGCATATCCTCATATCCAGGCCTCCCGAATCTTAGCCTTCGCAGTAACCGGATCCGCCCATGTGCTGTTAACGAACTGGATCAGGTTCTCACCCGGTTCCGCTTTGAAGTACTGTGTCCCTATGATCTCATCACCGCTTCTGATCATCCCATTGAGATAAGCTGCACCTTCAGCTCCTTTGATTTCCAGCACATCACCCTCAGAATACCTGTTCGGGCGATCCTCCCAGTAATCTACGTTCAGCTTCCAGAAGCACATGCTTGAAATGTAATTACGCGGCATCACCGGATTGCTTCCCATTGCGAAAATGCCAATCTTGATCTTCGTAACAGCCGTATTTTCCAGTTCCGGCACAGTATACGTGTAGTACTTGCCCATATAATAAAGCGTGATCTTTGATCCGACCTTTCGAAAGTCATTGTGCCCGTAACCGACCAGATAAGGGTTCTGCTTCGAGCTGCTGTTCGCCTGGAAGTTTTTAGCCCATACCACCTTGCCGTTTACCAGATGCTGCACCTGCGCCTCTGTGCTTCCGGAGTGCTGCTTATAGATGTTGATGCCGCATATGATGTGGTCATTCTCATCTAAAAACAGGATGCATTGTGCCCCCTGCTGTTTTACGTTGTTCAACTGGAACCAATGGT